CAGTCATTCCAGTAGATCCTGAAGATCCAGTCATTCCTGTTTGACCGCTAGAACCTGGTACTCCAGCTTGTCCATCAAGACCAGTTTGTCCAGTAGCTCCACTCATTCCAGTAGCTCCACTCATTCCAGTAAGTCCTATAAGACCTTGTATTCCAGTTTGTCCAGTTTGTCCAGTAGCTCCGGACATTCCTGTGTTACCAACAGCTCCTTGAATTCCTTGCGGTCCAATAAGACCAGTTTGTCCAGTAGCTCCAGTGTTACCAGTACCGGCAGGTCCTTGATTTCCTTGCGGTCCAGTCATACCGGTTTCTCCAGCTCCTGTAATTCCAGTCATTCCTGTAGCTCCAGTATTACCACTAGCTCCTGTAAATCCAGCACCAGTCATTCCTGTAGAACCAGCAGCTCCAGCAGGTCCAGGAGATCCTATTCCAGTAGGTCCAGTAGTTCCAGTACCAACTAATTTAATTATAGATATTTTTGTACCTTGAGATCTTATATTTAGTTCACCACTACCTGCAGCGGAGTTAGATATTAATAGCCTTACTTGATTATTTGTAGCTCCAGTAGCTTCATAAATTCCAGCAGATGATATTGTATCGGTTACTGTCATAGTAGCTCCATTGATCCAATTGGCAGCAAGACCATTCATTGTATTCCAAGCACCTGAACCAATAGAATCATTAAATTGCATAGTTGTTGCAAATTCAGTAGATGCAACAGCCTCATCAAAATCTATCGTGTATTCTATATAGTATTTATGGCCTGGATCTAATATATACGAAATGTATTCTCCAGTATTACCATCGGTTACAGGTGTAAACGAAGTTGTACTATATTCTAACGATTGTACACCTACGTAAGTAGCTCCTCCACTTCCTACGGTAAGATTCGTAGTTCTCCATCCAAATAATGTAGCCATATCCGTTATTGCTAAAGGACCGGTAGCTCCAGTATTACCAGTAGTTCCTGTTACTCCAGCACCAGTGTTTCCGATTTGTCCGGTTTGTCCAGTAGCTCCACTCATTCCAGTTTGGCCAGTAGGTCCTATTCCAATTGATTGCTCAGCATCTACTGTAAATCTAAGTACATCTAAATTTGTATGTGCTCCAGCAGCTGTTGTTCCTAAACTAGCTCTCCAACAATATCTAGTATCTCCTAGGAGGCTAATAGAAGAAGGGCCAGCAAATCCAGCAAATGCAGATCCAGTAAATAATCTAGTAGTACCAGGATTTTGTCCGCCATAAGTAGTTGCATCTAGTATCCATGATTCGAATACCGTATCTACCGATGGTATTGTACCTGTACCTTGAACTGCAATTAAATCTAATTTAATTTGATCTCCAGGTGCTAATGAAGATTGCTGTATTGTAATAGAAACATTATTATAATCAGCAGGTTGTTTTTGATATCTATAAGTTTGTATTCTTTTATTTGTATCAATCCAATTAATACCTGCCGAATTCATGTATGTACCTCCTGCATTATTAGTATCTGTAATCATTTGTTCAGCATCTCCGAATGGATAATACCAAGTTGTTCCTATCGTAATAGGTTTAGTTATAAATTCAGATCCACCAATAGGATAACTAACGACACCTAATCTTCTTGACATATTTCCACCGGTTCCACCAGGTCCAGCCGGACCAGTTTTACCAGTTTGTCCAGTAACTCCAAATCCTGTTGCTCCAGTCATTCCTGTTTGACCAGTCATACCTGAAGATCCTTGATCTCCTTGTAATCCAATAGAACCAGCAGGTCCAATGTTTCCAGGAATTCCTTGTAATCCAGTCATTCCTGTTGCACCGGTCATTCCAGTCATTCCTGTAGAACCTATTGCTCCACCAGGTCCAGCAGGTCCAATAGGTCCAAGTGCTCCACCACTACCAACACCACCATCGGCTCCACCGATTCGGATCCAATAATTATTAACTACATTTGGAGGTACATTAGCAGTTTGACCAACAACAACACCTGGAGGAAAACCAGGAGTTCCACCAGAATTTTGAAGTGTACATTGAAAGTATGATAGATTACCATAAGCAGTTCCACCAGCAGCTCCAGATAAAGGAACGTTATTAGAAGAATCATCAAACAATGCAACCTGACCTTGTAGGTAGGTTCTATCAGATTCCCATTGCGTTTGAAATCTTTCGTTTTCGTCTCCTTCGGTCCAAGTGAATGGTCTGTTTAGATCTAATCTATATTTTTGAGAATTGGAATAATTAGTCGCCATTTATTTCATAGTTTTTATTATAGTTATATATCAAACCGTTAACAAGGTAATCTTAGTGCTTTTGAAATAATCAGGATCAATCCAGCAAGATTCTATGTATAGGTTCTTTCTAAACGAAATTAAATTATTGATATCAATCATATAATTTGTAAATTTAGTTAAAAGATATTTTTTGTAAAGCTCTACTTGACGTTTATAGGAAGTGTCTCTATAATTATCTAATTTGTAATCTGTTTGAACTCGAACACCACTAGTAATTACTCTAGCATAATAAGAATTACTAAAAGTAAGTTTATTATTTGCTAATTTAATACTTTCTAATATAGGAAATCTACCGGTTAAACAATTTACATTAGGATCATTGAGTAAATTCGAATAGAAATTCCTGAATTCTGCAATCGTAGAAAACGATCTATACATAGGAGCTAATCCAATGTTAGATTGAAATTTGAATCTCATTTGTGATAGTACATACTTCTCTCCTTCTAAATTAGATAAGAATTTAGCGTTAAATGTTAAAAGTAGACCATCAATGTCTTGCACTGTTGCCATTAATTATAAGCTTATTTTAATTATATATCACAAATCAATTTTGCATTGACTGAAGGAAATATAATGCTTATAGAAAGTTATTTTGGTAGTCGGTTGATAGTTTTTTTAGATTGCCATAATGAACGCCACAATCATCAAATATATGAAAATGATCAGTGCACCTATATTCGTCGATCCAATATATGTGTTTGAATCCAGCAGTACATAAAACTTTAGTACAATGTTTACAAGGACTTAATGTAAGAATAACAATATAATTTTCTGGATCATTTTCTTGGAACTTAGCAACCATATTTATTTCAGCATGTATAAGACCGCTCTGTCCAGGCTCCAATGATTCTTCGATAGTACCAGTTTCTTCGTAAACCGATGCACCTGGATATGATCCATTATAGCCAAATGAAGACATTTTACTAAAATCACTTTTGATAGCCATACAACCAACTCGTTTAGAAGATGCTGCAGATAACTCTGATATAGATCTTACAATATCAGAATAGATTTTAATTTTTTTATCCAATCTGCGTATTTTTACGCTTTTGGAATCCATTTGTTCTCTATCCATTTTGTCTTTAGTTTAAGCTCAGGAGTTTCTCTATCTAATTCCTTTGCAAGTTTTATATTTTCTTTATCATCATCAAAGAATGTTATATCATTAAATCCCATATCTATAAATCTCTTAAACGCTTGTTTTTTACGTTTAGCAATAGTATCTCCATTAAAACCTTGTTTAGGATCGTTAATTGCAAAGATATATTTAGGGTTAACATCTACACCGTGATGTATAAGAAAATCATATATAAGTTTAGAATTATCTCTAGCTGTTACGATACCAACTCGTTTACCTTTTTTCATGGTTGCTTTAAGTATATTAAAGACCCAATCTATTATTTTTCCAGCTTTAAGTATTTTAGCGTTTTGAAAATCAGAAAAATCTAGTTCGTGATTTGGACTATTTTCATATTCGTTAAATTCTTTAGGTGATAACTCATAAGCTTTTCCAGTTTTATGATCTGTAACTTTTATCTTTGATTTAGTTACAACCAAAGTATCATCAACATCAAAAAGGTTTATTTTTTCGTATTTAACGCCTTCGTTTAAGAAGTCTTGATATGTAGGTAATTCTCTCATGTATTATTTATATGCTTTTGTTATTAAAAAGTTTAACCATGGCTATAAGTTGTGTAAAATCTTTAGAGCTTAGATCTAAGTTATGATATTTATTAAGGATATATTCCTTTGCTGCGTTCAATCCTTTTGATTCTAATATATCTATAGCCAATTTACCAGTTTTATTAAAATCCTTTGTAATTCCATTAAGAACACCTAAGGATTCTTTACGACGTTCAATAATTAAACCTGTTTGATCTTCAAATTTAGGTTTTCTTTTAGGTGCATTAGATTCTTTATGATATTTAGGATACCTTCCAGTTATACCGGACATAACTCCGAATGATTTCCTCTGTGCCATAGCATTAATGTTATGTGCAACCTCTGGATCTTTAATTATTTCTATTGTATTTCCTGTTTTGTGATGAGTTAATGCACTACACGACCATCCTGGTTCGGTTGAACATTTAACACAAACCTTATAACCCATATCCTTTCGTTTTTTTGGAAATGGTTTTTGGCAGGTTTTACATATTATATTAAAGCTTCGCATATATAGATAATTTCTCCTTCCAGTATTTTATTGTTTGTTTAGCGAATAAACTAGTTGGGTTATTAAACGCTGTCCATAATGGTTGAATGTTTATCGGTCCACATCCACCTATTTCTTTATCTAACCAATTACAAAATTGAGATAATTCGTCATAATCATCGAGCATTATTTTGTCGAATCCTAATCCTTCGTAAAAAGAACCGGTGTTTCTTCCACCATCTAAAATAATTTCAACGTATCTTTCGGATAATTTGTTTGTCATGTTGTTGTTTTTTTGTTTTTATTGTTTTTATTATTATAATATAAATATAATAAAAAAATGTGGAATAAAAAAACTTTTGGACTCTTATTTTTCACAATATCCAAAATAAATGAAAATTGTTAATAAGTATTTATATTAAAGGAATTAGTTATGATAAGAAACAATCACTTCTGGTGGTGATATTTAGTGAATTTAGAACTTCCCGTCAGAGTTACGGTATTTAACCGTTAATTTAGGAACATACACCATTTTGTGTTTGTTTCCGTCATCTTCAACTATACGTTTGATACGTTCAGTGTTATCCCAATCACCAGGGAAACATTCTTTTCTTCTTGGAGCAGAAGATTTTTGTTCGTTCCAAGTTCTATACTTAATATAACCAACTTTACTCATATCCCAAGTAAGACCACTATGACATTGGCCACCTAGACCTAAATTATGATTATCATATTCAACTGCAGTTTTATCTGATTCTGGAAAGTACATATAACTACCAACATCTCCACGAACACGTTTCTTTTTTGCTCTAGTCAATGCTAAAGCGGTTTCAGGGAATTGAGTATATACCTGAGCATGTGTTTTTAGATGATCTTTACTCCAAGCATCATCGTGATCTAATCTCGCAAACAATTTAATGCCATCCTTTTTCATTTGTTTAATAGAATCATTTGCAACCGTGTTACCACCAGTCAAATGTACAACCTCTCCTTCATATTTTCCACGTTCACCAGGTTCCTTTCTGTTTTGTAAATGTAGTTTTCCTTGTGGGATTATAGATTTTGCCATTTTCTCTATATCTGGCCATTCATCTTCTGGATATCCATCACCCATTAAATAAACTTTATAATTATCAAAGGTTTGATTCTTTATAGACTCTAAAGATTCTTTAAGAACTTTTGGGGTAGTCATACTCCCTGATCTTCCTTGAACTCCTCCATCATCACCACCAATTTTATATGTAGTCATACATATACCAAACTTACATCCTTTATCGCAATCTTCATTTAGTGCTTCGTTTATAACATCAAATGGAATTTGTGTATAGGTAAAGTCTTCTCCTAAAAAATCGTTGAATTTCTTAAACATTAGTATTTAACTTCTTTCTTTCCGTTAGTTATACCACCCCATATATCTGTTCTTCCTAGATCTTCACCTTCTTCCCAACCTCCATAAGATTTGAAGGCCTTTTTAATAGCACTAACTATGTTTTTCTTTCCAAGTTTAGCAGAAAAACTATCCATCTTAGGCAAGTAAGGTCCGCCATACATACTATATTCGCCGGTTTGGTTTATTACGATTTGTTCCATATCAGAATTAAGTCCGCTAATAACTAATTGAGCAGCATCCCATTGCATATGTCCACTTACCAATCCAATATCCGCAGCCATCATGATTACAATGTTCTTTTCAGAATCTCCCATATCTTGAGCTTGAGATTTGAACATAGATCCACCATACGTAATAGTCATAGGTACATCTACTTTAATTTCGCCTTCATTAATTACGTTTTCATTAAGGAATTCCTTAAAATTATTTAGTTCCATTTTGAATAGTTTTATTTTTATTATATATCTCTCGCAGGTATTCCAACCACGATTGAATTTTCTGGTAAGTTTTTAGTAACAACTGCACCAGCACCGACTATACAATTATTACCTACGGATAATCCTGGTAATATCGTAGCGTTTGAACCAATTCTGCAAGATTCTCCAATAGTAGATTTTCCTAAAATAGTAGCTCCTGGGCTTATTTCGCAATAATCACCTATTATTACATCATGAAAAATTTTAGCTCCATGATTAAGTAAAACTTGATTACCTATTTCTACACAAGGTTCTATTAAAACATCTCCTAATATAATACATCCATATCCAAATTTACAATGATGTCTATTAGATTTGCTTGATATTATAGATAAAGGTTTAAGTTCTGATAATTTTTTAGAAAAAGATTCTCTGTGTTCAGGATTTCCTAAACATATCGCGTAATGCGAATATAATGAAGGATCTAATATATTTGTAGAGTTATGACCAAAGTCATTAGTATCTTCATTAACATTATCATAAAACGTAAAGGAATACCGTTGATATCGATCTTCGTTTAATGTTGATAAACATTGTTTAGCTAATCCATCAGCTCCAATTATTATAACTTTATTAGTCATCTCTATTTGCTTTAGTGTATATCTCGAATTTACTTAGATCTGGATATGGTAATTGTTGAGGTTTGTTTTTAACTTTAGTACCATCTGGGTTATAGAATTGTCCAATTAAAAGTAAGCCTCTTGCTGCTAATTCAGGCATCATATAAAAGTTCCATCCTAACATATCAAAATTATCATCATGGTATGAACATTCTCTACGTCCTGAATATCTTGCACGTTTGAACCATAAATATGCTTCATAATCATCAGTAAGTATACAACCACCTTTACTAAGTTTGAATGTTTTATATGGTCCTGTAAATGAACAACACATGTGTGTACCAGGTTTGTACATTTCTGCAGTGAATAATAACGCTGCATCCCATACGTTAGTTGGTTTTAATTGATATGCACCTTTTAGGAACTTTCCTTTAACTGCTTCAAATTTTACCATTGCACCAGCATGAATAATTTCACACGGTACTGATGGATATGTTCTAGCAGGAATACTTATTTCGATTCCTTTTACTTTCTCATACATTAACGCTAGGAATAATCCGTTAGATTGATTATCTACAGTTACTGCATATTTTGCACCGGTATATTCTGCAATTTTTTCTTCGAATTCTTCGGTTACTTTATAAACTCCGCTTGCCATATTAAAATAGTTTGGTTGATAGATTATATATCGTTGATTCGCAGTAGTCTGCAAATTTGAAATTTGGATACATTTTATTACTCAATGTGGTTTCAATCCATTCTCTCTGTTTGTGTAGGTAATCCTCACGATACTCGTTAGAACTTAGTTTAACGTATTGCGCAAATAAATCAAGTTCATTTTCAAAATAAAAATCATCATCTCCAAATATAATTCTATTTTGATCACATGGTAAATAAATTAAGGATGGTACTCCGGCTACAGCACAATCATATATAGATTTAGCAATATAAGAATAATTATCTTTACCTTTACCGAAATGGATTACCGCCATTTGTTTATTTAGAAACTTATAATAATCATCTCCTTGAAAAGAATCTTCAATAAGTTCTATATTATCTTTATCTTGTATTGATGGAATATCAGTAGAACCAGGACCGAATATAACAGTAGGTATTTTATGTTCGTTTTTTCCGAAAATTTTCTTTAGAATCTTAGGTCTTTTTTCTGCAACACTACCTTTTAGGTATCCAGCAAAACATATTCTTTTATCGAAATCTTTATTACATTCAAACTTTAATCGCTCTAAATTTTCATGATATCCAAATAGAATATCATCAGAAACATATAATACACGATCTAAACTTTCTTTAAGTTCATCAAATTGCATTAACCCAGGAACATCATTATATATTACATTAGGAGCCCAATCATATATTTTATCAGTGCAGTTTGCAATCCAGTAAACATTATCATACTTTATTTGTGGCCATGCCTCAATCATTTTTACTTTCTTTCCATTGAGTTCTACAAACTTTTTCCCAGATGGTAACTGAGTGCATCTATTAGTAACCATCTTTCTATAATCAAGATACTTATATTCGCTATCTGGCAATCTAAAGAATAGAGGTAAATTTAATTCATTCGTAACATAAGATGCAACAATATAACTCATCATACACCTAGGATCTAGCGAACCACCGAAAAAATTATTTCTAAGCATATAAGAAAAGAAAGCAGAAAATCCTATATTTAATTTATTTAATTGTAAAGGATGGTCTATTCTAAGTATTTCCCAATCTACATGATCTGCTAACATACTAACTTTAGTACGTAATTTAGATTCAATTATTTTTGTAACCGGAATAAATACAAATTTTGTATTCGGGTTTAATTCAGCAAATTTATTAAAGAATAAAAACTCAGATAAAAGTATCGAAGTATTAGTACCAGGACTAGTGTATAGAATTACTCCTATTGTGAATTTTGGATTTTTCTGATTCATATATTTGCTTAATTATTTCATCTAACGAAATCGTTATCTCCCAAGATGGATAGTGTTCTTTGAATTTTTTTAGATCGCTGATATACCATTGATGATCTCCGCTCCTAGCCTCTTCCGAGACTGTAAAGTTTTTCCATATATCGTTTCCATCAATCTTTTGTAATTCATTTACTTTATATATCGCTTCGAGAATTGATGTATCGTTTCCTCTTCCACCACCAGCATTATATACCTCTCCTGGTTTAGGATCTTTATGATACTCCCAGAACATATTAACTAAATCCCATGAATGTATATTATCTCTAACTTGCTTTCCTTTATAACCAAATATAGTATATGGTTTTCCTGATACCATACATTTAATTAAATAAGATAAGAATCCATGAAGTTCAGCTCCTGCATGATCAGGTCCAGTTAAGCAGCCACCTCTAAAAATTCCGATATTCATATTCCAATATCTTGCATATTCTTGACACATAATATCGGCTGCAACTTTCGATGCACCAAATACTGAATGTTTACATTGATCAATACTCATTGTTTCATCTACACTCCCAGGATTAAACCCAGGATCGAGATATTCATATCTCCAATCGGTTTCTGCTAAAATTAAATTGTTTGGTTGATCTCCGTAAACTTTATTAGTTGATGTAAATATAAATGTTGCATCTGGGCAATTTAATCTAGTACATTCTAATAAATTTACAGTACCGGTTGCATTAACACTAAAATCTGTTAATGGTTCTTTAGCAGCCCAATCGTGTGATGGTTGCGCTGCAGTATGAATTATCAATTTTATATTTTCTCCGTGATGTGAGAATAGGTTACGTAATTCTTCATAATTTCTGATATCTATATTATTAGGTTCATAATCAGGATAATCATTAACCAATGCATCGTTATTAGGTTTTGTTGAAGCTTCATCACCAAAGAAATAAGATCTCATATCATTATCAATACCGATAATTCGATAATCTTTTTCATGTAAGAATTTAACAGCCTGCGAACCGATAAGTCCAGCAGAACCTGTTACAATTGCTATTGGTTTTTTATAGTCTTGTTCCATAATTGTTTTTTAATAAAGTTTGTAGTTTGTTTTATATTATTTTTAGATGTATCTATTGTACATATTGACGGAATTAAAGTGTTAGCACATTCTAATTCTATAATAGATTGGCCGAAAAGATTTTTTAATCTTGAATAATCTTTTGCATCATATATGATTCTATCTTTAGGTCCACGTTTCATATAATCTAAATGGTCATTCCATAAGTAGAATAATTTAATATCATGAGATTCTATAAATTCTGTTAGATATGTATTATCAAATGCTCGAGTTCTACCAAAAAATTTAGAGTAGACCATTTCACTTAAAATTGATCTATCTAAAATAAAGGTTTCATTTGGAAACGCTCTAAAGAAAGCATCGTATGAAAAGAATGTACCTTTATAAAATGATGTTAAATCACAACCATCTGGCATTTTTTCTTTGAGAGAAATAATACGACCTAATCCGTTATCACACAGATCGTTTGCTATTGAGGTTTTACCTGTTCGAGATAAACCTTCTAAAATAATTAGTTTCGCCATATTTATTATATGATAACCAAGATGTTTTGTTTCTTATTGAGGACCGTAAAGTGTAGGTATGATATCTTGTATATTAGTAGTCATTCGATCCTCTTCTGGTACAGTAGCTATTATTGTATCAACTAATCCTCTATATGATGAGTTTGTTTTTTCAATTTCAAATTCTTGTTTATTACTCGAAAAGAAAATCTTGCCATAACACTGACGATTATCAAAGTATTGGGGTATTCCCTTTTTTCTTAAATTATCAGAGAAGATTACATATTCCATTCTTCCTGTATTATCGTCGTAAGTTATTTTATCTAGTACTTCATGTGAAATAAAGTATGTACAATGTACCACATCAACTTGTATAAGACCGGATATACTCATATCCCATATAGGATAGTAATGATCGGTTGCAGCAAAGTAACCATTATCATCAGTAGCTTTATGAAAATTTGCATAGTATTCTCCATCTCTAATTACTCTTAAATATGGAGCAACAATAGGTAAATTATGTGCTCTGATAGATGATATTGTATTAGGTAAACATATATTATCTGCGTCTGCTATAAAATAATCTGCACCTTCAGCTAAAGCAAAGTCTATAGATTCCTGTCTTAATTTTCCAAGAATTTTATATCGATCAGTAGTCCAATCATGATTACTTCGATCTACTAATGTTTTATCAATAGACGAATCGTCGAATACCATCTTATATTTCCAATTCCATTTTTTATAGAAATCTAATAAGATCTGGGCTGTGTTATCGTTATTATCATTTGTACGTATATAAAATATAGTCTTAGATGATAAAGCGTCTTGAGCTAATAAGCTATCTAAATATAACGGTAATATGTGGCCACAGGATTTTGCTAATATGGCAATTACTAATGGTCTTTCTGATTTCATATAATTGTTTCTATGTTTTTAATTGTAAGAGAATCAATATCATTTTGTATTCTATGAGAAGCCATTTCATATGATTCATATGCATAACCAAGTCCGAAACAAACTTCGCCTAATCGATCGAATTCTTTACGATCTTCATAAAATGTTTCTAACGCAATTTTTAAGCATTGTGCAATTTGTTCAATATCTGGTTTATGAGTTTTATCTTTATCAACACCAACTAAAAATGGATAAACACCATCTTTAATTTTATCAAATTTAGTTTTGTAATTATTTACGTTAGGTACTACTAAAACGTTTTTTGCTAACATAGCCTCACAATGAGTAACACCACCATGAACTTCAGTAACAAATAGATTACATGATATATGTGCACGATTAATAAATTCTAAATAATTTTTTCTTGTAAACGATTCGTTGTTAGATAAAACATTTACATGACCTCTAGATAAATCATTAATTTCTTCAAGTTGTTCTTCTGTACATTTTCTAGTAGGATTTAACATTACTGCATCAAATTCTAAATCTGTTATTTCTGATAGTCTTCCTATTGATTCGGCAAATGAATCATAGTTTGTATATCGATTAGCAGTATCAGAAATTCTATTTCCAAAATAAATAGTAGGAGTATCAAACGAATCTTCCGTATGATTATCCATAATTTCTTGTGCATGGCAACCAACACCCCATACAGAAGTTTTAGATATATTATCTCGCGACTTAAACATTACATCGTAAGCCTCAAGAGCTTCGTTCATTCCAGCTTCACATTGAAATATCGCGATATCAGAATTCATAAAGGATTCCATTTGTCTTTCGTAATATCTAACTCGTTTATCTACTTTATTAGCTATCGGAGAATCTAAAAAATAGTTTGTCGACATTATAGGAACGTTTTTTCCGATTGATTGAAAGAATGCATTCCAATTTTTAGTTAATGTATTTTCATCGTTAATCATAACGTCAATATCATCAAATTGATATTTAATAGATTCATAATGATTCATATCAAATGCATACCTACTTGTTATTGGACTTATTGGTATATGTTCTCTCATGAATGATATTCTATCATGATACTTAGAATCAAAAAATTCGTAAAGATTGTCAACATCTAAACAATCATCTTCGAATGGTAATTTAATAAGGAATTCATAATCATCTCGTTTTTCTAACAAAGATGAAATAATTCCTACTGCTATATTTGTACAAGCGTCGTTTCTTAATAGCCACATAGGCCCAATATCTGTATTGGTAAAATTAGAAACTTGAACCGCGTAAAAAATTCTAGTTTTATTCATTTATTTTAATAGGTTAATTGATTGAAGGTATTCTTGATCTCGTTCGAAAACGTGAGCAGAAACAATTGAAGATCTAAAGCTTCCTGTTTCTACATCGAGTTCTTTTGCTAATTCACATGTAAATCTTGCCCATAGGTACATATCTAATTTAGCAACGGTCACCATGTTTTGAGATCTCATGTGCAAGTGAACGTTTAATTTTTTATCTCGTATAAAGAATGTAGCAGAGTCTGTACAAGGAAATTCTAATTTTTCATCGGTTCCTAATAATACTAAATCGCTATCTTTCAAAATAGAAATCACTGCTCTACGAGAATTTGGATTGTTTTTTAATTCTTTAACTACTTGATCTTTTTGACCGACTATTCTAGGTCCATAAAAAGTATTGAAGTTATCTGGTAGTAAAGAATTTTCTGGTTTCTTTAAGAATTTTGCAACGTTAGGATATTCTTCAAAAGCTTCTTCTGAATCGGTAGATCCCGTAAGTAACCAATCATAAAATGTTTCGATATATCCATAATCAAGTTTTCCTAATGATTCATTCTTAAATTTATATGATGATAGGTCGCTAACCTCATAGTAAAATCCAGTTAATTCATAACAATCACCTATACGAGAAGTTTGCTTATATTCATGGTTAACTACAATATGTCTAGTTATTCCACGATATGCATCTTCGAATGTTGTGAAATTATAAGTTTTTATTGGTCTAGGATTCTCCATTTATTTTTTAATTATTATATGCTAATACTTGTCTGTAGTTTCAATATGTAATATATTAGCCATTAATGCACCAACAAACATTCCATATGATATATCCGAAGGAAAGTGGTTCTTAACACATAATCTTTTATACATCCACTCTTCTGCTGATTTGTATAATTCGGTTTTAAGATTAGAATTCTCTAATGAATGCCATTCAATCATAAAATACATATGAGCTGAATGTCCTGATGGATATGATGATGATTCAACAAATGGAGGTACACCCTTATCCCATACGTGCCAAGGGTACTCTAAACTATTATCCATTTTGTATGGCCGTAATCTATTAAAATGTTTCTTTAGCTTAACTAATGTAGGATAAGCATATGTCTGCCAGATTTCTAACATACGAGTATCATAAAAACTAGAATCCCATCCTAGATCTTCAACCATTTCTGCAACGGCATTTACAACTACGCTATCTGCAAAAAAATCTTTTCTATCCTTTAATAAAGGTAATGATTCTAAAAGAAGTATCTCATTTTTGGTTTGTTGAGATTCGTCAGATGGTGGAGGGATATTAGGAATTCTTAGTAATAATGATTCTATATTCATTTATTTCATTTTTAAGCGCTGTCCTATATGTAATCCTAGACGCTTTCCATATTCATAATCAGATGGGAAGTGCAATCTCATTCTCATTCTACTAGTTGCAATTTCATCGGATAACTTAAATAGATCATCTGATAAGTTTGGATATTTATATGATAAGGCTGTAGCAATTGCATATGGTTGAACTGTATGTCCAGATGGATATGACGGAGTATGAGCAGTTTCTGAATCAGATGCTTTAATATCTATTTTATGATGTTTAGCTAATTGATCAGGTCTAGGTCTATTATAGTAATTTTTTAACATTCCAACCATAGATTTTATTCTATAACTATAATCATGAATTTCTTTTTCTGTAACATCAAATCCCTTAGATTTTAAGAATTTTGAAAATGTATTACTGAAATTACGATCTTGTTCTAAATCAAATTTACTAGGTTGTGGTAAACTACTTAAATATAATAATTCTCGTTTAGTTTCCTCAGAAGAGTTTTTTGGTGGATCATATAATGGTAATTCTTCTAACTTCAGTTCAGGCTTATTATGTTTTCTCATTTTATTAGAAAAAACTAATGAATCTATTCCAGTCAATCCTTTATCAATTGGCGGTAAATCGTATGGATGTTCTTCTGTTATTTTTTTAAGATCATCCATTCTTGCACCATAATTCTTATCAATTGGAGTATTATCATTATCGCATTTATGACACTTGTACATATCATCACCAGCATCTTCAAGAGACCAAGACCATCCGCAATTATCACAAACAATATCTTTTGTCTCATCAATCACACCAATTTCACCTGCCTCATCGTCATCTTCTTCATAATACATTGCATCTTGATATCCTTGTTTAGATTTATCTACCGTTTGTGTAAATACTCGCTGACCAGCAACTTGATTATCTCCAAGACCACCTTCCTTAACAGACCGTCCAGTAGAAATACTACTTCCTGGTGTTTTCTTATTTTTAGATACAAATGCAACGTTACTTCCAGCAACCTGTGCTGCTGATTTATTTATTATAGACGGATTGTAAGGATCTTCATCATCCTCATCTGCATAATCTAATTTATTAGTTTCCTGTCCTTTTGTGTTTGTAGAAGCTCCGCCAACAGCGTTAGGATAAAAAATACCAGAAGCTTCATCGGTATAAGAATAGTTATCTTCTGTTGCAGCTACCGTTATTAAATCTTTAATATGGATTTGATATATTTCATCACCAGTATTTTTATCATCGTAATAACCTAAATCTGGATCCATTCCCTTATCACCTCGCTGAGTACCGTAGGTAGATCCCTTTAACGAATCATAGAATTGAACGGTAGCTATTGTTTTATCTTTATTAAATGAATTCACAGTACCTACACCTACCCATTGTCTATTTTTATCTAGGACGTTATCGCCTATCTTTAACTTTCCAGAATTTTTAGGTATTTTATTTATAGGATTTCTACCTAATGCTAAATTAGGTGTATCAGCAATAGGTTTGCCTTCATTAAGAAATTCATCGTAAGATTTGATAGCCATAATAGATGAATTATTTTAGATGTATTTTGCTAAATGAGTTTGAAATAGTTTTCCTAATTCTTCAGGTGCATTATCATAAAATTCTGCAGCAACTGAATTTCTTCCAGGATTGTAAGGCCCTAATTCTATTGAGTGACGTTGATCTGTACTAGCACTTATAGCAATATAACCAGTACCCGGTCCAGATGTTCTTTTTCTAATTCCAACTGTTAAGAAATGTAATTTACCTTTTTTAGAATTACCGAAGAAAACTCCGATTGCTTTATATTCGGTTTCTCCTGTACCTACACCCTTTTTAGATGCAGCGTTTGGAGATGCCATAAGTTCTCTATAATTAGGTTCTAATTCTGTGATTTGTTTTGTCACGTTTTTAGGCAATCCATCTTGTACAATTTTTGCTAGTTCTTTAGAAATTTTAGATGGATTTCCGTTAGCATCATTAAATTCTAATTCGTTAATAGGAAGTATCAAAGTTTCTTGAACGCTATTTATAAAGGATCCGAAAGATTCTGGTAAGTAAGTAGATTCATTTGCACCAAAAACAATTAATTCATCGCCATTGTTTATAGAAAGAAGGTATTTAGCTAAGTCCTTTCGTTTTTTATCATTCCATTTTAGTATTTCTGCGATGGTGTGCGATATTGCTGATACTTCACCATCATTTGGTTTATGGTTTTTAACATAATCATTTATTGCTGCAGTAGCCTTTTTAATATCTGATTTGTTAAGACCTTCATTAACCGATTCTGCAAGTCCAATGATTTCGGATTGATAAATCTCTAAACCACTTGTTAATTCATATTTGAAACTAGATAATGTTTTAGTTTTTTTCTTAATAACACCAGTATCAGTATTTTTAGATTTGCTAATAGCATTAGCGTATTTACCAACACCACCTTTATGATCTAATTGATATTCGATCTTCTGGCCTTTTTTGTATAATGGCTTGTTTGATTCGTTTAAGAATTCATTAAAGTTTTCCAATTCTTTCATTCGGGTATTATTGTTTCTTTTAGTTTGAAGTTCTCTTGAATTATATATCCTTCTCTCTCGTTAACCATAGATCTCATCCAATTCTTAATATCCTTTTTAACAATGATAGAATGACTAGTCTCTTTATGGGTGTTAGATTTTCTATAACTAACTCTCACGAACCAATCATCCTTACCTTCGTTCATATGAGGATCTGCATCAAAAACTATTATTTGTCGGCCTTTTGGCTTTGTAAGTACGATAGGGAAAGTGTATTTCATATACTTTATATATCACTTTCTAATAAAGATTGTTCTCCTCTCAACCACTCGTTACCAACTCTGTATCTCTCACCATAGGTTAGTTCTACACCTTGAGTAACTTCCTTGGTTGGCATTCGATAGTATCTCGTAGATTCTACATGTTGAACCAATAAAGATTTTTGTTCGAGTTGACCGATAAGTTTTAATCGATCTCCATCGATAGATGTGAACTCTTTGTTAAGATCACTGATAACTAAACCAAATATATTAAATGCTTTAGAATACTCTCTATTCCAAGCTTGTAAAAGTGGTTTCATGTATTGTGATGATGGAATGTTTTCTGTATCAAATACTAACTCTCCGTATTTGTCTTTGTCTGCTCTTGTTTTTACTTTTTTCATAATCTGTTTTTGTTTGTTTTTGTTTTAATTATTTAATATATAAATATAATAAAAATAAGTGGAATAAAAAAACTTTTACGCACTTATTTTCGAAAGTTATTAACAGTCTCTACCGTTTTGGTAGATATGCTTTATTACTGGGAATCGTAAACTAACTCCACCCATTTGATTTTGTGTTTCTTCGAAGTATTGTATTGTAACGGTTTTACCAAGTAGTTCGTTTGGATTCTTAAAATAGTATTCTCGTTGCTCTTTAGAGAATCCACTACCAACTCCTACATCGTAACCTTTATGTTCGATTATTATATTTCGTAGTACATCTTTAACTACCTCTTTTCCATTTTCTACGAATCGCATATCTCCAAGATCACATCGCTTTACGGTATATTCTTCGTCGTAGAATTTCTTTACTTTGAGTAAATTTTTAGATCGCTTACCTTCGTAGTTGGTATTCTTCCTAACCATTATTCCTTCAAAACCTTGTTTTTCAGCATCACTCACCATTTCGGCGAATTGCTCATCGGAAGTTAAATGTACTTGTTCTACCCATTCGATATTTGGTTTGTTTTCTAAATCTCTCACAGCCATTCGCTCAGATCTTGTTTTAAGAAATGCAGTAGATGTTTTAGATTCGAATTCTTCGAGAGTTAAACAATCAAATACTAAGAATTTAGGGTTTTCGATTGTATGTCCTTTTCTTCGAATTTCTTTGATAATTCCTTGGAAATCTTCTTTATTATTTTCATCCACTATACAAATTTCTCCATCAAAAATATAATCTCCTTCGATTTTGAGCATTTGCTCCTTTATAACATCGAGAGTTAAGAACGGTTTTCCGGAACGTGAGGTAAATTTTACTTCATCTCCTTGTTTGAACGCTAAACACCGTACTCCATCGAGTTTTCTAGATCCGTACCATTTTTCGTTTTCGTTTAGAAAATCCACCATACCGGGTTTATATGCATTTGCAAGAGCAACGTTATAAGTTGGTATTGTTTTAGGAAAGACTTTGTTAATTGATGAGGTACTTGCTCTCATTTGTAAATCTCTATCGATAATTAAATGTATTACCTTCGTAAGATCTTCTGGTAAATTTTGAGTATAACCATTAATTGCAGAGATAGCACTGTGACCGGTAATTACTCTTTCTTTGAGATCATTTAATAATGTAAAGATATCGGTATATCTAGATTCGGTTGAATCGCATAGATGAGAGTTTTTAATACAATTTCTGGAATGCACATTATATTTCCAAAATGGATTGTAAGTATATCGAAAGATACTTCGAATAAAACCTGATCTCTCAGATTCGGTTCCTAAACTCTTGAGAATTTCGAGTTTTTTGTTGTTTGAAGTTGTAGATCGCATTTCGTTTAAGAAATTTAGTAGATCTCGCAGTTCCGTTTGTGTTTGCATGTTGTAAATGTTTTTATTGTTTTAATTATTATAATATAAATATAATACTTTTTGGTGGTAAAAAAAAACTTTTGGACACTTATTTTTCAAAAACTTATTAACAATTTATTTTTGTTCTTTAATAGATTCGCTAGATAGTTTAGTAGAATGTCTTTTAAGTAAAGCTTCGTCTGATTGGCTATACTCTTCCATATTCTTCATGAATTTTTTGTTTCTTTTGATTCGTTCACTTTCAGATAAAGTATATTTTGCCATTAATAATAGTATCGCTATAATGCCTGCAAAAAATAATATAGTATTCATTATTCCTTTTTTATGTTTTTTAATTGTTCGGTTATCATTTCTAAAGTATCCTTTTTACCTAAATCATAAGCCCTTGAAAGATCTTTATTGTTTCCTATTAAAGTTTCTAATTCTTTAATATCCTTTATATCCTCAGGCAAATCTCGTAAAATTTCATTGCAGTTCTCTAATTCCTCATTGTTTAGATGGATGAGATTATTTAATTTAGCTTTCATATTTTTTATGCGTTTATATAAGTTGAACATAATTCTTTCATTAAATTGCTTATCATTTCTGTAGAAGCAATTGCTTGTGGACTATTTTTATCGAAGGTTTCTAGATGAGTAACATAAACTTTAGTATGAGATACATTAGAACCAACATAATGAAGAACATCGGTTAGATGACTTATCCCTAACATATTTCCTCCAATACCTCCGCTCGTACCTATTAGATAAATATCTTTATTTTTAAGTGCTGATGGCCATCCAGCGTTATCTATCATTTGTTTTAATGTAAATGGCATTGATCTATTCCATTCAGGAACAACCATTACTATTTTATCATATTCGCTTAATTCTTCTCTACCGCATTCATCAAAATTCTTAATGATAGGTTCTATACTAGAATGATGATTGATTAATGTTGCACAGTCTTCTGCGATTAATCTATTCTTTCCAGATCTACTAGATTGTGTTAGGATTAATATCATTTTACGTCTGCTTTAATATCCCAAAATGCGTTATGTGCTTTGATCGCTTCAAAATCCCACATTGTAGTTTTTTCTCCTAGAATTTTATCGAATTTGAGTTGAGTCTTTTCCATTTCATTTACTAAGAATTTCATTGCATCTTCTAAATTATCGAATTTAGTTGTAGACATATCAGAATGTGAATGTCTACCAGTTGTAACTACCCATCGATTTTTTTCAGCGTATCCAGGATCATTTTCATAAATGCAACAGAATACTTGATGCTTTCCTTTACCGTAAGGGTTTACATTACCCCAAAAGTCAATGTAATCGTAGTTGATTGCATTTGGATGTAATAAAGTTTTCATAGCATAAGAATGTCTACTCCCTCTAGCTTCAGTTTCTACTTCAACGGTATCGAATTTACCAGGTAATAGTACATTCGGAAAACTTAATTGAGTAAATTCTTTATACTGAAATCCACAATGAGGGTTTTTGTGAATTCGATATTTATTCGCGTTAACGATTTTCTTTGGTTTTTCTTTTTCCATGGTTTCGTTTTTCATGGTTTCTTTTTTCATGTTTTTCATGTTTTTCTAAAAATTTTTGTTGTTAATAATCAAATCAAAATCTGTGAAGTTTTCAAAATCAATAGTATCAGCCTTAATTCTACGTTCGATAGTATCAGATATATCACCTCGATAATATAATCTATTTCGTCTAGTTTCTAAATCTATATCTAAATAAATGATCGTACAATTTTTTCTTTCTGCTGGATCAATTTGATTAATTCCATCAGGAGTCATAATGAAAAGATTGCAGTTTTCTAAGAATTGAGATTTAGTTGTTCCGTACATCCAATTGTTAAATTGAACATATTCGTACCATTGATTACCATCATCCATATCTGCGAAATCTTCATCAGAAATAAAGTAATAATCTTCACCATCAATTTCTCCATCTCGTGGAGGTCTTGTAGTATAAGATGTTCCATAGATAAAACCACGACCTTCTAGAATTTTTCTCATATGATCCTTTCCTGAAGCAGCCTTTCCTACTAAAATTATTTTATTCATTTTTTCTTATTTATGTTGATATCTGGTACTAATCCAGAAATAGCACCAATTAAGCATATAACGCCTAAGAAGTGCCAGATTGATTGGAATGTAAATTCTAAAAACTCCATCATAATTTTAATTATTTAATAAGTATTATATGCAGGTAATTCAAAGTAGTTTCAATAAAAAAGGGCAGGTTTTACCCTGCCCTTAATACCGTTTCTAAGTTAGTTAATTATTTAGTTTTCTTCTTACTTTCATTATTTAGATCTGATTCGATTAGCCTGTTTATTTGCTCATCTGCCCAATCTCTAAATTCATACATGGTTCGATAACTTTTATCAAACCTTTTTTCAAGATCTTCTTGAAGTGTTTCGCTTTCTCTATCAACAAAATCAGAAAGCTTTCCAATTTCACTCATAGTGTCTTCTTTTACTTCGTCAATATATCGATGAACGTCTTGTAAATTTGCATCGAGTTGTTTACTTAGTTTTTGTACCGAACGTACGTTAGATATAAGCCAAATGACTGTTACAATACCTAAAGTTGTTAAAACGCTTGATACGATTAAAAATAGTGTTTCCATAGTTTTTCTTTTTTATTTTTTAGAAACGGTATTTGTGGAGATGGTGGGAATCGAACCCACGTCCATAATGTATCCACAATAGATGTTTTACAGCTTAGGCTAAGTTTTTCAAAACTTCCAAAACTAATATATGTTATTAAACCGTTATTGTTAGGTGGCTTGTGGAGTTATATTATTTCCATTCATTATACACACATGAGTCGTTTCGTTTTGCATCTAGTAATTTACTAACTCTCGTAAACTCAATTACCTGATGTGCAATTCATCACCTAACTAGGCTGCCATTGCTAACTCAACGTTGCCGTTTGAGATTGATGTAGGTCATCACCCGTTGCTGAATCTAAAGCTTCTTTCATAATGTCAAAAGCCGTGTCATCCCCATATATCAATGAACTTATTTATTATATGTTGTTATCTATCATAGGTTTCATATAGAAAATTCTGACAAAAAAAGGAGAGCACGAATGCTCTCCTTTTTAATTATTCCTTTCGGACATGTATTTAAGAGAAAGGTTCCTAGAGTCTTTCTGGTAAAATACGTTTACATTTTATGTACTATTTATTATCTACAAAGAATGATGTCAATATGACTAGTACGATAAGTCCAACGAAACCACCTTCACCAATAGAGGTGATAAGTGCCGTTAGATTACCGACTACGTCCATACCGAAAACCATTCCACCAGATAAAATGTTCCAAAGGATTGTCACTGGAAGAACCGCTAATAATATAGTTGCTAATCCACCGAAAAATCCTGTTACATATTTAATTACTGAATCCATGTTTTTCTCTTTTTTTTATAGTTAATACTCATTAAAATTTAAGTCCGAAGCCTAGTGTCAAGTTCGTAGTTTTTGCGTCCATATCGTAAACGATTTTTGGATCTACAAAAATACTCTTATGGAACGTGAACATTTTACCAGCGCCAATTGACATTCCTTCCGTAGAAAGTCCGTTAGTGGCAACATAAGCGAAATATCCTTTCCAGAAGTATCTTGCACTAAAATCTAAGTCCATATCGACTGTAGAGTCTGCTTGGGATACTGAAGCACTTATCATTAAGTTCTCCATTACGCCATAACCGACTGTAGGTGAAACGGACCATTCAGTCCATGCTACATTTGCAACATCACCAGTTCCTACATACCAATCTCCCTTTTCCTGTGCTTGAGTTCCAACAACTGTTGCAACGATCAAAGCCAATGTTAAAAGAATTTTTTTCATAGTTTTTAATTTTTTTTGTTAATATAATAGTTAATTTATTTTGAAGTTGGTTTGAAGTATTCTAGGAATTCATTCGCACCCCATCCAAAAGCTACTCCAGCCCAAAGGTTCATACCTTTGAATAGAAGCACAATACCGATTCCTCCACAAATTGCAGATTTGAACCAGTAAGAGTTAATAATTTTTTTCATTTTTTCCATGTTAAATTATTTTGTTTTTTAATTTTTATTTGTTTGTTAACAATGTTATGTTAATAATTAAGAGGTTATATGTTTGTAAATTTATAAAGTTTCAAGATAGCCTCTTGTTTGATTTGTAGTATCTATAAGGATAGATCTTGGCTTTTTGATTTGATAATACGCGCGTTCACTTATTGAAAAATAATACAAAAAACAAAAGGACAGTCCCGAGAGACTGTCCTTCATAGTGGATATTATGCTTGTTTTTATTTAGTTGTTATTTCTTAAGTGTGAAAACTTAGTAGGAACTGGGTTTTCTGGATGACGTATTTTGAATTGATAAGAAGTTACTTTATTAAATGCAGTACATCCAGGATTTCCTACATGTAATTTAACCTTTAACCAATTTTTATCATCTTGTATAATACTAGCTCCTTGGAATTGAGAATCCTCTCTGAATTCGAAATAGCTGTTGATTTGGGAAATGAGGGTTGATGTGTTTTTTCCTACAGTATCAGCTAGTAGGTTTCGTATTACTTGTCTTTCTCTAATGGTTAAGCACTTCGCTGATTTTTGTGCTTCTACATCCATTGAATCGATAAATCTAATTGTTGCCATATTGTTTTTGTGTTTGTGTTTTAATGATTATTATTATATAATTATATGATGGCTTTATAAATTAGTTTCCTCTTGTATACTTTTTTTATTATCTGCTAGTGCTTGTATACCTTTTGTTAGATATGCACACTTTTCATATTCTTCAGATTCAATAAAGAATTCGATCATTTTGTTAAGGATTCTTGATTTTCTTTCGTTTTTGACATACATATCTTGACGTATCCAAAATAGAATTCCAACCTCTTCTATAAATCTATAAGCTTCTCTCATAGCCTCATCCTTAATTTTATCTTGAAATTCTAATACTTTGTCACGAATACTGTCATCGCCACTATCATCAGAATCACTGAAGTTATTTAAGAAATCATCTATGTTAAAGTCGTCGCTCATAGTTTATTTATCTTCAACTACTTTTGCGTACTTCCAAGGCCATGGAAATTCTAGATTATCTTGATCGTAATCAATGTCGTATTGGCCATTACCCTTTCTATGTTTTTGTAATGCTTCAAAATACTCCATTTGTTTTTTAATTGATAATAATTCAGGATGTTCTAATTTAATAAATTCACCTTTTGCTTTTGCTTCTTTGATTGCTCTCCTTTCGTTCCTTTTTGCTTCTTTAGCGATTTTAGAGAACATTCCGGTTACTTGATCTTGCTTGTCTGGTTTAGCTCCTTTTGCCATTGTGTAATGTTTTAATGTTAGTAATGAGTATTATATGATAAAAGTTTTCATATGTTTCATTTAATAGTGAACGTCTTTATTTCTTCTTGGGTAGGGAATCCTAATGTTTTCTGGCAATCTTTGCAAATAACTCGTATGGATGCATTAAATGAATTCGTTAGTTCAAAGCCAACTCTAGTCTGTTTGTGTTCACATAGATCTTCTAGGTTTTTAATATCCTTTAGATCCTGCTTTAATTTATTCTGAAGCTTTTCCATGTTATCTTTAATACTCATAATGAACATTATTTTTATTATGTCTTCGCCTTGATAATCAGGTTTATTTATACTATCATTGATATACGAATATATAAACTAACTAATAAAATACTTAAACGTGGAAAAACTAACTAACTTAGAAACATTCATTGAACTCAATGAATTGAATGAATTAGCTCACCCAAGCAAAATTACATTAAGCTCTCCTAAGCAGAGATACTTAAGTCATTTCGATGAATTGTATAGATCATATCAACGTCTAGAAAAGTATATGAAAGATGCAGATCAACCACAAGAAGATATCGATAAAATTAAGGCTAAAGCTGACGATATGTTCAAACACTTAAGGTTATTGCATAAATAGTTAAAAGCCACATCCTGCGTTTGTGGCTAGTGACCTAACTCAAACCACTTAATAATAATACTCATACTAAAAAGTTCATATTATGGCAAAAGAAAACATTTCCAAAACTCCGCCAAAAGGTTCTATAAGATTTTCCTTATCTCTTTCAGACGAACAAAAAACGGCAAAAACAGAAATTCTAAAACATCCATACAATTTTATTGTTGGAAATGCTGGATCTGGTAAAACTTTACTAGCAGTTCAAATTGCATTAGATCAATTTTTTAAGAGACAATATAACAAGATCGTTATAACAAGACCTACTATTGCAACTGAAGATAATGGATTCTTACCTGGTTCAGAAAAAGAAAAGATGGAACCTTGGTTAGTACCTATTAGATCTAATATGCGTAAGGTCTATAATAAACCTGAAATTTTAGAACGAATGGAACGAGATGAAGCTATTGAATTATGCTCGTTAGCTCATTTCCGAGGTAGAACCTTTGATAATGCAATTGTTATAGTAGATGAATTTCAAAATCTTAATCGTTCACAACTTGCAATGGCAATAGGGAGATTAGGCAAAGATTCAAAAATGATATTCTGTGGAGACTCATATCAAATAGATCTTAAAGATAAAAACTGGTCAGCATATCATGATATGTCTAAATTAGTAAATTCTGATTATGTATTCAAAACTGTGTTGAAGGATTCTCATAGACATGGTGCTATATCTGATCTACTAGAATTACTTAATGGATATCATTAACGAATATATAACTTATGAAACTAAACACTTTCACAGAATTCTTAAATGAATCTAACAATCTAAACGAAGATTCTAAAGTAAAGGATCGTATAAAGGAACTAGCTGCTGATCCTAAGAATCAGAAAGCAATGGGTTCAACTAATACTAAAAATTTAGAATACGCATTCCAAGCACTGTTTAACCGAGGATATGGTGCTGCAAAAACTAATTGGGGTGCTGTTCATCCAACAATAAAAGCTATTGGAAAGGGTGTTGCTGCTTATAATGCATGGGGTCATGCAAGATTAAATGCATTCATCAATAAAGCAAAGGCATATAATACAAGCGATAAAGATGTTGCAGATTGGCTAAAAGGTAAAGGTGATAAACCAACATTAACTAATGAATCAACTAACGAAGCAAAGAAACCAACAGTTGGTCATACTAGAAAACGTAAACATTACAAAGACGATCCACCGGATATTGGACTTTATTCAAAAGGAGGAAGAGACGCAATTAAAGGTACTGGTTATGCTGATAAAGCAAAGGCAGAATTTACAATTAAGGAACTTGACAAATTAATGAAACAAAAGGAAAGAACATGGGCTATGTCAATTGCAACAACTATGGAAAGCCGAGCTAAAAAACATAAACATCAAACTCAAGGAATGAGAGATGCAATGAAAGTTTTTAGAACATGGATTGACAAAAACAAATTACAAAAATGATATTAACACGAGACGAATATAATACAGTAAGTGAAAATCTTAAGTATCACGTAGAAAACAATTTAACTTTATCTGAATCTATATTTAGAGTTGGATCTGATGCTTATTTAGATTTGATAAACGAAGCTAGAGAATTATATAAAGATAACAAATTAGAATTAAGTGAAGACGATGCATTTATCGTTGAACGATTACAAACTGGTAAGAAAGGTACTTGGAGAAATCCAAAGACTAAAAAGAAAGAAACCGTAACATTGGATGATCCAAAAAAGCAACCACCATCTATGGGAAAGAATTTATTTCATGTTTTTCGTGCAAATCCTAAAGGAGATAAAGATCCTGATACCGGTTTAGTTAAAGCAATGCAAATAGGTTTTGGAGAAAGATCTGATAAGAATGGAGTTAATATGATTAAGAAACATCAAGAAGAAGGTAATCGTAAAGCATTCCTTGCAAGACATGGTTGTGCAAAAAAGAAAGATCAGTATGCTAGTGGATGGTGGTCTTGTAATGTTCATTTATTTTATAAACAATTAGGACTTAAAACTAACGATCCATGGTAGAAAACTGCACCGACTGCGAACAAAGAGCTTTTGATCGCACATTTGAAAATAACAAACCTTACTTAACTTTACTAAATAATTCGTCTGGAATAATTAGAATGTTTCCTGCTGAAACAGAATCACATTTACTTAAATGGCATGCTGATGAAAGTGATAGAGTTATTAAACCATTATCAGAGACTGATTGGAAGTTTCAATTTGATAATGAATTGCCTGTAGACCTTACTAACGAAAATCCTATCTTCATTAAAGAAGGTAGAGTTCATCGTTTAATAAAGGGTAACAAAGATTTGATCATCCATATAAAGGAACGTGCTGATATTTCTTGATCTATTCAGGATCTATAGTTGATCTTAAATTCCTCTTACATATATTTATATAGTGGCTTTATTCAATAACAAAGAGGACCTCTCATGATGAGAAGCCCTCTTAAAACAATATACAAAACAACAAATAATGTATATGATATGTTACGTAATCTTAGAAAGGTTGCGCAACTAGTAAGTTTTGAGTATCGTAATTCTTAGTTAGAATTCCACCAGCGTCAACCATTAGACGATTTCTAGTTTCTTCTTGATCTTTTACTTCGAAGCCATAATCATGAGATGCAAAATCGGTAATTCCATTTACTAACTCCCATATTGAAACGTTAGTTCGTGCATTTTGTTTTTGACCGTTTGATAATTCGGTTGGTTGAATACCCATTTTCTTGAATGAATTATAAGTTTCTCCATAAGGTATGAACGGTTGAATTGAATTATCATCGATGTTTGATGCATTCTTAATCATTGATATTCCTCTCTGCATTTCTGATAAAGAACATGGAGTGTTTGCAGCCATTTTAACTTTATTGATAAATCCTTGAGGTTGGAAGTTATTCTTTTCGATTCGTTCAAGGTTTTTATGAAATGCTTCCCAATCTTTAGGTTGAATGTTTGTCATTTTAATACTCTCTTCGAATTCTTTAGTTACCATTCCATTAGCGCACCATAATCTATATAGATATGGATCAACTTCTAAACCGTTATAAGTTCGAGTAAAGTTTAATCCTCCTTGGAAAACTTCTTGTTTTGAATCGAGATTTTTTCCTTTGATATCGAACTCAGAATTTGGATTTGTAGTTTTAACTATAATTTGACCGTCGTTATTTTGTTCGCAATTGTTTACGATAAGACCGTGTTTATCGATAGTAGTTTCGAGGATATCGAAGAAATTATCGGTACTCACCCAAGAACTTCCAGATTTATGAATTCGTTGAATGATTCGATTAGGAGATACAAGAAGAGTAACTGATATATTCTTTTTAACGGATATCGCATCTTTCATTGTATTAAGAAGTGTTTGTGTGAATTGTTCACCGAATACATTATTGATTTTTCCACCGAATGTATTTGCTAAACCGAGAATACTCATTATATCTCGAACCGCTCGTTTACTCATTCCTAATTTCAAACCGCAGTAATCTACGTCGTTTAATGTTATGAACTTTAGTTCGGCTAAATTGATTTCCTTCCTTAAAGGTTGGTTGTTGAAAGCTGAGTTTTTGAAAGAACTCCAATGCTCTGAACTGATTTGTTTTGATAGATTCATTTATTGCTTTTTTTTATTGTGTTAGTTATTATATGATTGACTTATTGATTAGTTTCATTTTCTTCATTTTTAGTTTGCTCTTTTCGAGTGAACATCATATTGAATAGTTCTTCCTCTTTAAGCATATTATCTTTTTCTTGTGAGATTCGTTTCTTAATTTCTTCGTCTCTTTCTAAACGTTTGATATCGTAATTTACGCAACCAGTAGTAGATTCAAGATCAAAATAAAGTTTTTCGTATTGTCCACCTCTACGATTCTTAGTGAATTTAATATAACGATCTCCTGCAAATTCGTTTGAATAACGTAATTCGCACATACCGGTTGTATTATGTTTAAGTTTATTGGATCCTACGAAATTACCGCCTTTAGTTACTTGTTGAATAGCTAAGAATGATGTGTAATGTTTTCCTTTATTTTTTCCTTTATTATGAGTAACCATTAAATCGATAAACCATTTTTCTGCATGAGTTCGAGTTATTCGGTTAGAAGCTTGAACTGCTTCTTGAACTTCGATGAATGAATCGATTAGTACTAAATCCCAACCTAATTTGAATGTTCTCTCGATGATATCTTTCGGATTTGAATCGAGGTAATCGCATAAGAAGAGAGTTTCGATGTTTTTGAATTTTGGGTAACGTTTAACGTAACCGTGCATATCGATTTGATTCATTTCGCCAGATATGAATAATACTTTTTTCTTACCTCTACTGTGCTTTTGAACATCGGCGATAATATCTAACCCGAAGGTTGATTTTCCGATTCCTGGATCTCCAACTAACATATAATTAGTTGCCGGGTAAAACCCACCTTCGCTAGAAAACATATAATCAACCGGAGTTTTTGTTCTCATTGGTTTGAAGATTGCAGGATCGAATTTTACGTCCTTCATTTTTACGAGTTTCAATCTTGCTCTTTTTTGTGTTTCTGCCATGTTGTTGTTTTTGTGTTTATTATTGTTTTTTTGTTATAATTAAATATAATACTTTTTTAGTGAAATAAAAAATTTTTGGATACTTATTTTTCAAAAGTTATTAACAATCGATTTTAAGCTCTGGCCAAACGTTTATAATTGTTTGGCATAGTTCATATTCCTCTACATCGCAAAAATAATGAAGCATTGTTTCGACTTCAGGTAATGCACGTTCTATCGCCCAATCTTCTGGGAGAATACGTTGTTGTAAGATAAGCATCACTGTATCATGATTCATTAATTTTTGAGTTGCGTCCTCTTCATCATTTTCACATTTGAGTACAAAATCTAGATAATGTTCTTGTGTTGTATATTTGAATTCCTTTGTCATATTATAATGGTTATATGTTTTTTTATGAAAGTTGTTTCGCCTTTAGATCGGCTTTTACTTTTGCGTTATACTCTGACCATTTTTGTTTACTCCATGATGAAGATCCGTTAAGTGGATTGTTTGGATTATAGAAAGAAACTCTATGAGAAATTTGTTTTTCTTCCTTTAATGCAGGATCTCCGTGTTTCGCAATGAATTTTGCTTTATCTTCCTTTGAACGTTTAATTAGTTTTTCAACGAGTGTAAGTTCTCGTTTAGATGGGTTACGTTCTTCCCACTCTGATTTACGAATGATTCTTTTGAATTGTGAATAAATTACGTCTTGTTTTTCATAATCTGTTAATCCGCCTCTTGATGATTTTGCCATAGTTGTTTGTTTTTGTTTGTTATTGTTTTAATTATTATAATATAAATATAATACTTTTTTGTGGAATAAAAAAATATATTGATACTTATTTTTCATTTATTTTTGAAAGTTATTAACATTTTTGCATTCGTGTGTTAAGTTTAGGTTTTATTGAATTTATTAGTTCTGCTTCTTTCTGAAATGCGTTTTTCTTTCCTCTAACTAATGTTAAAATTTCACGATCAAAAGATTCTTTACCATATTTTCTGATTGATTCACTAATAGGATAATCTGCGAGTAATACAGCGGCTTTGTATATGTGACGAATCCACCTCGAACGAAGTGATTTTAAGTAAGCTCTACCCGATACCACAGTAACTCCAATATATTTTTCACCAGTTACGGTGTTTGTTAATTGGTATATTAAATGATTTCGGTCTTTTCGCTTTTTCCTCGTGCTCATAGTTTGTTTATTAGTGTTTTAATTATTATAATATAAATATAAAACATTTTGGTGGCAAAAAAAAACTTTTAGACACTTATTTTTCAAAACTTATTAACAATTGATTATAAACAGCAAAAGTCACTACATTTAGTAGAGACTTTATATCATTTGATCGGGATACCAATCATTATCTTCATCGTATGGATCAAACATTAGAAGTCGCTAAGATTTTGTTCATCAACAGCTTCTTGTATAACATCAATATCATCTTCTATTTTGAAAGACACATTTGCTTGCCATCTTTTAATTTCTTCACCATCCTTGAAAAGTATAATAGTAGGAACTACAACGATCTTATGATTTGTTTGCATTTTCTTATAAGCAACAATATCAACTTTAACTACATTACATTCTTCAAGATCTCCTATCCATGACACTGAGTTTGCATCATTCCATCCTGCATTAAAGTGTGCAACAGTAACTCCATCACCAATATCAATTGTTTGTGAGTATAGTGAAGTTCCTGTATAAAGGAATATCGTTAGAACTAATAAGTTTAAGTATTTCATATTGTTATCTAAGTTTATCTAACTTTTCTTCAATCCTCTTAATATCTTCCTTTATTTCCTTTACATCTTCTTGAGTAGTAAGTATAGTGTTTCTAATCATTTGATCTTTCATATCAAATTCCATCCGTGTTACTTCAGGGGCAGGTATCTCTATTACAGGTAAGTTTCTAGCTTCTTCTATATCAGCCTGTAATATAAACCACATCGATATGACGGTAGCCATAGCAGTTCCAATTGCTAATAAAGTTTTAATACTTACTTGAAATGCTGTATTTTCATTCAATTCCTTCGAGGCCATAATTATTGTTTCGAATTTTTTCTTTTATTATCTATCCTTACAGTATAATGTAATTTATTCCTACTGAAAAGTTGTGCCAGCTTCTATTCCAGTATTTATTATATTTACCTTCTAGAAATACACCTAAGTGCTTGTTAAATTTATATCCGAATATCAAACCACCTGAATAATCTAACCATTGTCCTTCATTAAATGCATGGTAAGAAAATTCATCTCCAGAATTATAATGATAAGGCATTAAATTACCCCATGAATGCAACCAAAAATCTTTTGTGTAATGATAGTAATCAAATCCTATAACTAACGAATGATTCCATTGTGCAGGTATTTCGCTTCGTTTTCTTTCGGTATAGTCAGATAATACATTTGGTATAACAACTGCTTCCCATACCTCAGTATTCTCAGCAATTAAATTTCCTGATGGATTGTAATATCCAACTCCTCCACTCCCGTCAAAGTCCATAGAATATCCTTCTTGAATTGCCAAATTGGTATAATGTAAATTACCATTAGATAATAACCATTCTTCTAAAGGATCGTATCCATAAGGTTCTGATACCCTTTGAACTGCTCCTATATTTAATGATAGCTTTCTACCAATTTTATACCTATATCTTTGAGAAGCTTCTGTGTATTTAATATCAGCAAAGCCATCTTGAAGATACTCCATTTTAATAATCCAATCATCAGCAACATATCGTAAGAAATGATGTTGATCTAAATAATTAATCCCTTGTATTCTTCGATAATCTGCTTCGAATAAAAATTCAAATCCACTTATTTTTCCAATAGTAGCAGCATCGCTAAATGAATTTTCAGTTCCGTTATAAAAAGTGTTTGCTCTATTCTCATAACCTAACCTTGCGATCTTTCTTACACCTAATGTAAGAGAATAATCAAATGGTGTTTTAACAACATTAGTTTCTAAACCATTTGTAACTGAATACACATCTACGTCTGATAATGAATTTGCTCCGTTAAAGGCTCCATAGAAAGTTGAATACTTAAAGGTCTTCTTTAAGGTTTTTCTAAATTCGTTTTGTTTTTCTTCCTGTCCAAATGATATTAATGGAATAAGAAGAAATAGTATTAAAAGTTTTTTCATTGTTTAATAATTCTTTTGTTAAGTAACATTTTATTATATGTAATTGTTAAGTTGTAAACTCCGTTAGAGAACTCTGCTATATTTATTCGTTTATCTGTGCCTTCATAAACTAAAGCACCAGTCATATTATAGATCTTGATTTCTATATCTAAATGAGTGTCTATATTTAATATCGATGTAGTAGGATTCGGATAAACTATAATGGTATTTGAATTGATTTCATCTATAGCAGTTGGCCAGCCTAATTGACAATAGTTATACATTGATTGGCAACTAGCATCCCAATTGTTTGTACAACAATAATCATCAACATCGATTACCCATGCATAACATCCATCGTTTAACCAATAAGGTATTCCAGGTCCACCATAACAACCAGCATTATATAAACATGATAATGAATCTGATACATTAGCAGATGAATTATAATTGTATGCTGCAACGTCGGTACATCCACTAACGATTTCTATACATGAATTATCGTCATAACATGCATTTGAGTTATAATTTAATGCATATATATCTGTACATCCAGATATGTAGCAGCAACTGTTATCTAACGTATTTGCTAATGGATCAAAGTTAAATGCTGTATTATCTGAGCATCCGTATACGAAAGGTACACATGTTGAATTATCTGTATTAGCAATTGGATCGTAATTAAACGAAGTTGAATCGGTACATCCATATATAAAAGGAATACAATTACCTGAGGATGTGTTTGCCGTTGCATTATAATTCCACATGGTAATATCCATACAACCAATAATTACTGGAACGCATGTATTATCGTCGGTATTAGCATTAACATCATAATTAAAAGCAGCAGGATCTGTACATCCTAAAATGATAGCTATACATGTATTATCATCTGTATTTGCTAAAGGATTGTAATTGAATTGAGTTGAATCTGTACATCCATAAATGTAAGGTATACATGTATTATCATCATCTGTTGCAATTGGATCAAAGTTAATAGATAACGGATCTGTACAACCAAGTATTTCAAGATCATCACAAATTCCATCTCCATCAATGTCACTTAAACAAGAACCTAAACAATCATAGTATTGTATTGGATATGTACAACCGCCATTATCTACATTTGCGATAACATCGTAATTACAAGCTATAATATCTGTACATCCTAGATATATGCAACTTCCGTCGCTAGTATTCGCAGAAGAATTATAGTTATATGCAGTTGAATCCATGCATCCATTAACAAGTGCAATGCATGATAGATCATCGAGAGTAGCCAATGAATCATAATTAAATGCTAAAGGATTTGTACAACCTAATATAATAGGCATACATGATAAGTCATCGGTATTTGCTAACGGGTTATAATTAAGAGATGTCGAATCCATACATCCTAAAACAATAGGAATACAAAAGTTTCCACAATCAGGAGTACCTGAATATCTATATGGGAATTGAAATAAAGGATCTGTCCATGGATTTGTTCCACCTTCAATTAACGTATCTCCATCTGGGCTAACGAATTTGAATCCACATTGTTCGGCAGTTGAAGCTGAATTACCTTGAGTAAAGAATAAAACTTCTACTGGATATTCAGAACTTAATGAAAGTGTAATTGTTTTTTCAAAGGCATCTATAGGATCCATAGTAAAAGGACCATATGAACTACCGTTTTGAACAACTCCAATCCAAGATCCGAACCATCCATCGCCAGCACCATCAGTTAATATAAATTCGTAATCACAGTTAAGAACGTTTGCCATAGTATTAGATGATGGATCGTAATTTATCGAGTTAATTTCTGTACATCCTAATACAATAAGAGTAGTACATGAACTATCATCAATAGTAGCTAAAGGATCGAATTCTAAATAATTCTCATCCATACATCCAGAAATAACATTCGTAATACATGGAGAAATTATATGAGTAATTGTCGTGTCTGTTCCGAAATCAGCATTACCAGGTTGTATTGATAATAAAGTATCTCCACATAATGTTTCTACTACAACACTGCCGTCAACACCACCATAACAAGATCCACACATTCCATCTCCAAAGTTATCATATAATGTAAAAATAATTTCAGTACCATCTGCAATACAAGTTTCTGTAACTACCGGAACTCCAGTTTGAGTATACATAGGAGATGATTGTAAAATTGTACCTGATGTATCGGTAATCTCCCACGAAGTTTCTCCTACATAAGTGTCTGGTGTAAGTATAACTAAAACATTAGTTTGTCCATTTGCACAATTAGCTGCAGGGTAAGTACAAGTACCATCAGGAGTATTAGCCCATGGATTCCAATTTAATGCAAGAGAATCCATACAACCAATAATACAGTTATCAGTAAAGATTTCTAATGTATCTGTATAAGAACCATCACCTAATTCTGCTATAAAATAATATGTAGTGTATGGATCAGCATTAGAAAATGTAATACCAGTGTTTGACCAATTTGCAGGGTAAGGATACCAATCGATTCCTAGATCATCAGGATTGTCTTTTGCTTTTGTATATGCAACAACATTACAACTTTGATTTGAACCAGGATCCCATGTATAATTAACGACTGGTCCATTAAGTGTACAATAAGTTTCTACATAAAAAGTATCAAGTCCTATACATGGTGCATAAATACAAGATCCATCATCATAAGCAGCGTATCCATTATAATTAGTTGCAAGTGAATCTAAACAACCTCCTGTCGGTGGAGCACAAGGAGCAATCGTTAAAGTTTCTGTATATAATGTTCCGAAATCACCAGCAACAAATGCTAGAGTATCTTGACAGTCATTTTGAATTAAGAACCAACCATCGGTTCCACCAAATAGACTAGCACCTAAACCATCTCCAAAAATGTCGTTAACATTAAGGACATAAGTGCCAGGATCTAAAGTTATTGTGGTATCTAAAAGTGAATTCAGTATATAATTAGAATCGCTTTCTATTACAGCAGTATTGGTTGAATCTAATAATTCCCAGTTAATTTCTGATGGATAATTATCAGATAAGTATTGAATGTTTATCCAAGAAGATTGTGAAGATGCATTTAACGATAAAAGTAGGGTTAACGAGACCAAAAAGTTTTTTAACATAGTTAGAGTTTTTAATTAGTTAGTAAGTTATTTATCTCTATATGTTAAGTAAATTTAGTATTACATCTTATTGTTTTTATTTACATAAATTATCATGGCAAGTACTACTATTCCAAATCCTATGTAGTACATCAATATGTTTACCGCCATTTATTTGATTTCATTATCTTGTTCTCTTGAATATGCTTTCCAGAATTCAAGATCTCGTTCCATTTTAGTCTTTCGTTCTATGCCAATTAACCATCCTAATACAAATGTGAATGCTGCTAGAAGTATACTTATCAATAGTCCTGATTCATCCATTACGATAAACCTAAATTAAAGATTGCATCTACTATTACTAATATAAAGAGTATGGCACATATCCCGAATATAAATATCCATGGTGCTAATACTCCGTAGATTGCTTCGTCTTCCTTCTTCATAGTTTTGTTTGGAATATATCTAGTTCTGATAAAGTTTCTAACTTATCGTTTGCATCTACTAACATCATTAATGCATCATTTGCATTTTTGTAGAAATCTGCAGTAGAATGATCGCCAATTCCTGCAGGATGTTTTCCTAACAAATCAAGAGTTAATAATGCTTTTGCTTTTTCTGCCTCAGCCTGTGTCTTCAGCATCTCATATATACGTTTTTCCATAATTTTATTTTAATAATTATATGATGTTAAGATATTCTTGTTTCATCAGGTCGTTGTTGCGATCGAGGAGGACTTTCTAGGACTGTACTATCCGACGTCCCGCAGGCAGGCTCATATCGCGATATTATATTATATACAATGATTAGATTCCGAGTATGTATACAATGATTATCAAAGCAATGTATATTACTGGTGATATATCGATTTGTTTCTCCATATATTATATATGAATACACTGATCACTCGGTTTCTTCTTGTATATTAAATTTAGGTTAAATTTGTGTTAACAGAAAGTTCTATTTATTTTCAGTACCCCAATCTTCATCAAAGTCTCCTATATCTGCTCTGAATTCATCAGCCGGATTATACTTCTCAGTTACATAATAGGCTAAGATACTCCCAGGCTCTAATGCCTTATACCCATGATAGACTCCAGGAGGTATGGCCAATACTTGAGGATTTTTATCAGAAAGATATTTGAATTCACATCCATTTTCTTTAGTGGCCCAACCTACTTTGATAGATCCTTTAAGACAAATCCAATAATCAGTTTGGATATTGTGTTTATGCCAAGCAACGATATGTTCGGTTGAATTAATGTAGCTTATATTTATTTGGCCTTTATCAAGAGGAAATACATCGAGTAATCTTTGGGCTCTGTCGTCTTCGTGGAAATTCATAGGTATAGTTTAATTATTATATGTAGCTTTATGAAAAAAGTTTAATAATGAAATATAGTCGAAGTAGATGGTAGAACTATTAGAACAACACCATTGTAGATATTATAAGCTGGATCTACACAACAAGTACCATTAGCCCAGCCACCAGTAGTACAATCATCAAAAACTTGCATACTAA